CAGTACCACGACGTCGAGATTCGCATCACGTGGAGCCAGACACTGGGCACGACGCTGGCACTGACGGGTCTGCCAGCATCGGCCACGTATGCCTCGTTCCAGTACGAGGCCTGGACCAACTTCGTCTACCTGGACCAGGCGGAGCGTGAGTACTTTGCCAACACGCCCATGGATCTGCTGATCACCCAGCTGAACCGTATCCCCATCGCAACTGGCAACATGCAGGAGCTGGCTCTGGCTCACCCCATCAAGTTCCTGGCGTTTTCCGCCAACAACTACACAAACTCGTACGGTGTTGGTGCCACACAGATCCCAGCTGCCAACTACCAGTTCAAGACGCAGATTAACGGCGTGGACATTGGTGACTCGCGCTCCATGTTCCAGTGGATCGATGTGCCCCAGTACTACCACACCCCCTACGGCTACAACCACGGCAACGCGACGGCCAACGTCGCACTGATTTCCTACTGCCTGGACACGTCAAAGCTTCAGCCGACTGGCACGCTGAACTTTTCACGCATCGACACGTACCGCATCGTCGCACCGGCCGGCGTCTCACTGAGCACCCTGGCTGGCGGCAACGGTCGCTACTTTTACGCGATGAACTATAACGTCCTGCGCATCAAGGATGGCATGGGGGGCCTGTTGTACAGCAACTGACCAATTTTAAACCAATTTAGTTTTGGGACTTTTTTAAAGAAACTAAAAATAAAAATGTATGACCGTATTATATGCCGGTCGGTTACATATATCGGATCGATAATTTGGAAAATGGAAAGTTTTATATAGGTCAGACTATACAGACTCTCCAGAAGAGATGGAATGACCATGTCTCAGATACTAAGAATCTATCTGATGAAATGGTAATTCATTTAGCTATGAGAAAATACGGAGTGAATATGTTTACAATGGAACCTATTCACACAGTTGAATGTGAAACAAAATTTGAACTAAAAAAACAACTCAACGAGCTCGAAATACGTGAAATTGAACAACTTAAACCAGACTATAATGTAGCAAAGGGAGGTTTAGGACATGCAGGTGTTACTATCCCGCGTTTCGGAGCTGATAATCATTTTTATGGGAAGAAACACACAGATGAAGCAAAGCAACGTATGAGCGAAGCAAGTAAAGGACGGTTTTTAGGTATAAAACTTTCAGAAGAGACAAAGCGAAAAATGAGTGAATGTAAAAAAGGCGATAAACATCCTTTTAAGAAAAATCCAGAATTCCGTCTACGCGCTGTTCAGCATATTCAAGATCTCATACAATCCAACAAGAAACGTGTCAGTCAATTTACGGATGATGATATATTTATTCAAGAGTTCGAATCGGTAAAAGAGGCTGCAGAAAGTATAAATGTCGCACCGTCGTCTATGACTATCTGTCTGAAAGGTAGAACTAAGACTTCTGGGGGGTTTAAATGGAAGTACTCTACTTTTTCTGAGGAGGTTTGACAAACTTGTGGACCATGAAAAAAATAACAGCCGCGATGAAAGCGGTGGCGAGCATGCCCGTCGCTGACAGGTCACCTGCATCGCTCATAAATTTAGGAATCAGATCCGCCAATTTGTTCTGAACCGGCTTGGAGAATGCAGCGACTGCGGCAATGCCCGCGAGCGCTGCATTCAACTGGTCGTCAGTCAGACCAAATGGGTTCTTTGAAGAAGAGGGGGAAGCTGGGCCAGCGGACGCGTTGTCCAGGCTCAGTGCCGCCACTCTGTTGTTCTGTGGGTTCTTGTACGGACCGCCCATAGAGGGCCCCATGTCGAAATCAGCGCTCGGTACGATATCGGAAATTGGCGTCGAGAAATCCATTTCTATTTGAGGAGGTTTTATTTCGGCTTTAAACAACTCAGGTTGGTCAACCGAGCGCGACTGATACTTTGGCTGAAGTTCATCCGGGAGACCAAACGAACTCTGCTGCTGCACCTGCTGCTGCCCCTGGTCCTGAGGCGGCGGCGCAGTGTCCACCTGGGGGATGTACTGCAGAATGTCGCTCGATCCGTTGAAATCGAGATTCTCGATAATCATCTAATCCTGAGTGTGAAATCTTTTACGGAACGGGGACGCGGGCCACCATCTCTTCGAGAATAGCAATCTTTTTACGTGTCAGCTCCTCGATGTTTCCCATTTCTAACAAGTCCAACTGTTTCTTTGCTTCTAGGACCCGTTCGAGACAATTAATGTAACCATGTGAAAAACTACGGTACATTTCCTTCTGAATCTCATTTTCGTCAACCCCCCTGGATCGGCATCGAACTTCCACCTCACTCATCTGCCTCTTGTATGCACCGAGTTTCTCAATCGCATCTTTGATATTGTTCTCGTACAATTCATGCATCTTTCCATAGTCCCATTTGTTATTAGGATAATTGTGAACACTCTTCAGAGCCTTGTTGATTTGTTCCAGATTCATCTTACCTTTCTCGTGCTACACCTTTTTAACAGTGACACCCGGACGTCGAGCGCTCCCTGGTGGCGTTCCAGACGTGACCAGTGGCGTCGAGATATGTTTCGGGTTGTAGTTTTTCTGGTGGTACTGCCACATAGCCTCTGATCCGATCCGGAATCCTTTGCGGATAGGCGCCTTGTAGTAGTAGACGCAATCCTCAATCTTGTTGGATTTGCTCGTGTTGTCGAGAACGAGACACTCGTAGTTTTCCGTACAGGCGTTCATCACCTGGCAAAACATGTCGAACGTCGGAAACACGCCGAAGAACGCCTTGTACAGACGCTCGCGATTCTGAATCACATTCTCACGAAGGACAAACACGTAATCGACGTTTGCACGCAGGTCTGGTGACAAATCCATACAATACTGCATCGTCAGCAAAAAGAAGATTTTCCAGTGACGCCCGTTCATGAAACATTGTCTGATGCACGTGTCCTTCATGAACGCCTTGTCGTACATGCAATCGTCCAGAAGCAAAAAAGCGCTCGACTTTCCACCGGCTGATACGATTCGCCTCTGGCGCTCGAGCACCTTTTCGATGGCGTCCCGCTTGTAATCGCCGTAGATGAACAGGTCGGGGATGAATTGTTTGTAGTAGTGATTGCCATCCTCGGTACCAGACATGACGATACCGACGGGCAGGTGTCTCTTGTGATACATGATGTCCGTCACGAGCGTCGACTTGCCCGTGCCGCGCTTGCCGATGAATACGCACACCTTGTCGTCGCCAATCTTGCTCGGATCAAACTTTTTGAGCTGCAAATTGGTCATTTCCTAACTTTGTACTGGATTTTTTACACACGTGAAACACGCGCTGGATGTTTTCTTGGGGTAGAGTAGATGTCAGCGTCACAGATTTTGCTGGCTGGTCACGGTCCAGAAGACCGTTGGCTGACAGAAAGTCCAAACAGGACGTACTTTGAAGGGAAGTACCCGCCTCGATCCAACAGATTCCGTGAAACGTACGAAGTTCCATTTGACAACCAAGAGGCGACGTTCGGGGCGACAGGTCGGTGTACTATTCCAGTCAAGGGGGACTACTTAACACGTCTGACGCTCAGATCAGTCTTCCCGCCAATTTATCCCACGGTTGAGGGTGAGTACGTGTACCCGACACCGTCGTCGCAGGTGGGTGGGTCCGTCTATGCGAACATGGGTCTGACGTTGGTCGTCGCAGACGGCGTGACCCTGACAGCCAACACGGTCGGGAACCACTACATGTCCGTTGGGACCGAAGTGAATTTGTCCGGTACGACCTACAGTATCTTCGACCTCGATGGGACGTACACCGTCACGAGCATTCCGACGGCGAACTCGTTCACATGTTCGACGGCCCTCGCGGGAATCTCGTACAACGGAACCATGTCGTTTGTCGGAATCGCGTGCGGTGACATTATCAGTTACTTTTCGACACGTAATTCGAACCTATGGGTGAACAACTTGACGAACAAGACGTGGCAGATTACCGGCGCGACAGTCGTCGGGACACAAGTGACATTCACGACGTCTGCACCGAGTAATTTCCCAATTGGGAGTCAGGTCACCCTAAATTTACCTTTCATGGGATACTTGAATTACACAACAACCGTGACAGCGTCGACGGATATGACATTTACATGTGAACTACCTCTTACGCTTATTGGTTCGAATGGATCAACTATTCGTTCAATTGACTCTGGAAAGACGTGGTCTGTTACTAATGCAAATTATACTGATGCTTTAGGATTTGGAAATGGTACATTTGTTTCTGGTAAATTTTATTCTACTGACAACGGATCAACGTGGAATAATTCAAATACTAATGAATATCCATATCGATGGCATAAAATAGCATACGGTAATGGAATTTTTGTAGCAGGCTCCATATACGATCATTACAACTATGTTTATGAACAACCTTCAGAAATATATCGTTCTGTAGATAACGGTCAAACATGGATATCGTCTCCATTTCCAACGAGTGCTTATTGGAGCGGAAAAACATTTGGAAATAACACATTTGTATGTGTTTCATATAGTGATATTGGTTTTACGGGTATTGGTTCTATAGCTTATTCCTTAGACAACGGACAAACATGGGGTTCCGTTCCATTTCCGGGTAGTTCTTGGTATGGTGTAGCTTATGGAAATGGAGTATTCGTTGCTGTTGGTTACGGACAAATAGCTTACTCGAACGACGGACAAACATGGACTATTAATAACAACGTTCCTTTGGAACTTTTTTTTGATGTGGAATTTGGTAACGGAACATTTATTTCTGTTGGAATTTTCGGAGGTTCTATAATTCGGTCAACTGATAATGGTCAAACATGGACCGTAAATCAAAATTATTTATATACTCAAAAGATTAATATTAGTTTCGGTAACGGAACATTTGTTATAGGATGCACTGAATCAAATCTAATCTCGAATGATAACGGACAAACTTGGATAAATGAAAATATAGGTCAAAGCTTGTTCATTTCATGTTTTGGTTTAGCATTTGGCCCTTCGCCATCAAATTCCGTTTCGCTCGCAGTTCCGCCTCTCCAGTTGACGAATCGCGTTTTTTCGTCCGATGTTTACCCGTCCATCTCCTTTGCAAATGCGTCTGACGCCGCATTTTGGGGGTTCGATTCGCGTGAGGGACTCACGTACTCCTTGACAGCGACACCACCGTGGACTCTGACCCAGAGTGGGTGGGTTTCTGGCTTTTTGCCCCCGAGTCTTTCGACATGGGACGATTCCGTCGCACACAAACTGGTTCGGGACGCTCGGATCCTCGTCGGCAAACAAACTATCAAGGAGTACACTGGTGAGTACATCGAACTCCAAAACGATCTGACCGTTCCGTACGAAAACAAAGCCATATTGAAACTCCTAAACGGGACGCTCGACCAGACGCAGGCGACGACGGCCAGAGAGTATTATACGACTCTACCCCTCGGAACGAAGGAGATTCCTCTGTGCGCTCTGACCCACCAACAGATGAGCGTCGAGGTTGATTTCGAGTCGTTCACTAACTTGTCCCAGAACCTGAATCATGGAACGGGTGATTTTTTGAACCCCCAATCGTACCTGACGTACGACGCGTCGACAGGGATCCTAGGGGGTCAACCAGTCGACGTCCAGACGACATTCTCGTACCAACAGTACATTTTCATCGTGACGTACGGTGGTCAATTCATCGTCTACGACACGACGAAGGACGTCGAGGACCCCACGTCGTACATAGTTCTTTCGGCGTTCGCTGGAACGAGTCTGTTTAGTCAATTTTGTGTTTTGTCCGGTACTCTGTACATCGGATTGTCTGACGGTACATTGGCAAGTGTCGTCATCAACGAACTCATACAGGGGAACATATCGTCATTCGCAACAAATAACTATGAACCGACTGTTGGATCTTTGTCCGGAACTATCGTCGCAGACTTTCGGTACTTGTACTACACGGTGAGTAACACGGCGTCTTCGAACGTGTTTTTGTCCCGGTACGACACGACGGGTTCGTTCACGGACCCCGCGAGTTATACAGTGGTTGATTTCACACAGACATTTAATTCGAACGTCACGGGTGTCTACCAGACACTTTCAACGGGCACGGAACTCATCATGCTTCCTCAAGGGACGCCTAATAAGTTGTACACGTGTCAGCTGAACGCAAATGTTCAAAGCCAATGGTACTTGCTCGATTATTCTCTCTATGGGTATCAAATTACAGAAGGTGTTCTAATTGGAAACTCTTTGTATTTTTTGATTGACAAATTCAATATTCTGAAATACACAGATTCGTTTACTTTTTTTAGTTTAACATCAACGTTTATAGCTGTTTTTCCCACGTACCACCCGGAAACTTATAGTATTAAAAATGATATCAAGTATTCCACGGATGTAGGTGAAACATGGAACAAATCTATTATTGGTTACACTTATGACGGTGGCCCACTTAGTATAACTTATGGTAACGGGCTTGTAGTTGCTTCTGGGGGGACCGGATCTGGTTCTCCTAGTCAATGGTATTCATACAACAACGGAAGAAGTTTCATATCAAATTATAATACGGTTAACAAACCTATATCAGGTCTAGGTGTAACACATGGAAATGGTGCATCATTTGTCGGTTATAATTCTGATGGTTATAAGTCGTATTCAGATGATAACTGGAGTACATGGACCAATCTATTTTTATCTTCCGATTATAGTGTAAATTGTATTGCTTTTGGAAATGAAACATTCGTAGGAGTTGGAGTAAATACAACACGTTCTATTGACAACGGGCATACTTGGACAATACCTTTATACGGATCAAATCAGACTTCGGTAGCATTTGGAAATGAAACATTTGTAGCAGTAGGAACTAACCAAATAGCTTACTCTAAAGACAATGGACAAACGTGGACGCAATTTATATTCAGTGGTTCTTGGGTTGACATAGCTTTTGCAAACGGGACATTCGTAACTGTGGGATACTATGAATCCGCTTATTCTACTGACAATGGACAAACGTGGACGTATGTTTCACTGCCAAGTTATGGATACAAAATAGCTTTTGCATCCGGAGCGTTTGTTACCGTAGGAGCTTTTTCGACTGATAATGGCAAAACTTGGAGCACATTGGATACTGGTTCATTTATAGATATAACTGCAATTCCCGAGGTACTTACAATTCCCGGTGACGGACTCCGGAATCTCATCGCCGTAGGAAATTACATTTACTGTTCAACCAGTAACGTCGCTGTTCAGATTGATACGACGCAGGACTTGTCGACCGCTGCAGCCTACAAGTTCCCTGCACCGGTGTTGCCCGATGGTCAGTACGTCTTTGCCAACGGACCTCGTTACGTCTACATGTTTTCACAGAGCGATCCGGCGGCCCAAAACATCGTTCGTTTCGATCCGTACCCACCTACACCCACGCTCCGAACCAGTATCCTCGTTGACTATGAATCTCTGCCCGAAGGCACCAAGAAACCGGACAAGGCGCTCATAGGGCTGGTCCAGACGCAAAAGATTCTTGACATGACGAACATGGACATCCACGGACCCGTCAAGGAATTGTGGGTCACGGGGCCATCGGCCGCTTCGAACGTGTTCCAGTACGCGAATCTGGCAGCCCGGAGTACGCTCACGTTTGCCGGCGAACACATCGTGACTGAAGATGACGGGACACACACGTTCCTCAACATCATAGAGCCGTTCGAGACACACACGTCCATGCCCATCCGAAACGTTTCGGTCGTGGCGTTCGAATTTGATCCTGAAAGCGCAGTGCCGAACGGTACAATCAACTTTTCACGTATCCGAGACCAGGTGTTTGATGGCGACGCCGAGACGGTATGGGCACGAAACTACAACATCTTGTCCATTCAAGGCGGAACGGGTGGACTTATTTTCAACTCGTAAAGTAGGACATGTCATCGGCGCATCTACAGCTCGCCGCAAAGGGTCAGGAGGATCGTTGGTTATCCGAAAGCCCTGACCGGACATATTTCGAGGCGAAATACCAGCCTCGTATCAATCGTTCCCGTGAGACGTTTGAAGTTCCCCTCGACAACCAGGTCAAGACGTTCGGCATGACCGGTCGGTGTACCATCCCAGTCAAGGGAGACTATTTGACACGTCTGACGCTCCGGGCCGTCTTTCCGCCCATTTATCCCACCGTCACGGGTGAGTACGTGTACCCGACGCCGTCGTCGCAGGTGGGTGCTTCCGTATACGCGAACATGGGTCTGACACTGGTCGTCGCAGACGGTGTGACCTTGACGGCCAACACGGTCGGGAACCACTACATGTCCGTCGGGACCGCGGTGACTTTGTCCGGTACGACCTACAGTATCTTCGACCTCGATGGAACCTACACGGTCACGAGCATCCCAACGGCGAATTCGTTTACATGTTCGACGACCCTGGCAGGCATATCATACAACGGAACCATGTCGTTCGTCGGCATCGCGTGCGGTGACATCATCAGCTACTTTTCAACACGTAATTTGAACCTATGGGTGAACAACATAACAAACAAGACGTGGCAAATAACAAATGCTATATTCAACCAATCTCAAACGGAACTCACTTTGACGACATCGTCGTCATCTGGTTTTTCGGTCGGTCAACAAGTCAATCTTTTGATCAAGTCTATCCCTATT